ATTTCTGGGATTGGATGGATATGGTATCCAATGTTCAAGTGGGTGGGGGTCTCACCCCTTCGGCTTATTACAGAACTATGTTAGTGGATGAGTTTGCTGAAGATGGTATCACGGTTATCAACAGTTGGATTTGCGAGGAAGTTTGGCCTCTGAAAATCAATGGCCAAAGTCAAAAAAGACAGTCTTCGGATAACACAATGGAAAAAATTGAAATGTCCATCAATAAAGTTTCGAAGATTTAAAACCCTCACCCTTGTGTTATAATACTGGAGGACTATATATCATCATAGTCCTCCTTTATTGTTTTAACCTATATTGAAATTATGGAAACCTCGGATTTAATTAAACGGTACGGTAATATAAATAAGATTCTTTGCCCTTCTGGGTTTTTTGTAATGATACGGGAACAAGATGGTAATGATGATGGTATCCTATCTAACGTATCCCTAAACAAAGAATCTTCAGCCATAAATACCTTTATACAAGATATAGTAGTATGGGCAGAGAATGGTCAATCCCCTGATGGCCGTTTAACCTCCGATCAAGTATTAGAATTACGGTTAAAGGATAAATACTTTATCCTTATGAGTTCTCGTATATTCTCTCTTGGGCCTATTCTTAAGTTTCAATATGATTGGGGTGGGGATCAGGAACAAGTTCCTTATGAAGAAGACCTTATGAATTTTATTTGGGATTATTCTAGACCTTTTCCAGACCCCGAAAGTAAGGACTATCCTTTCAAGGCTATTAAACCCTACAATGAACCCATAAGTGTTACCCATATTAAAAGGACCCTATCAACAGGTAAAGTGGTACAGTTTAAATATATGGATGGATATTCAGAACAGTATCTAATCAAGTTGCCTGAATTTAAGGTAGATGTAAACTCCCGGTTAGTTGCCCGAGATCTCCAACTTCAAATTAATGAGGAATGGGTAAAAGTTGAAAACTTCAAGGTATTCAAATCACGAGAAATGATGGAATTAAGGAATATGATTGAAGAGGTAGATGAACAATTTGATGGGGTTATTGACTTAGTAAACCCATATAATCAGGATACTGTTAAACAGTTCCTTATTCGTATCCCCGATTTTTTCTATCCTCGGGAGATTTAGTGGGGGAGTACTACTTCGTTTCCCAGTTTAAATTACATCTCTCATGGAAGGAATGGTTAAATCTTCCCTATTCTGTACGGGATAGACTTTTAAAATTATCCGAACAGACTAACAAAGAAAATTCTAAATAACATGCTCTTAGGTAGTTCCCAAGTAAATATAGGTTTACGTATATACCTGAAAGATGAGTTCTCTGGGCCAGCTGCCCTGATTAAAAATCAACTGGAGAAGTTACGGGGAGAAACTAAACTTTATCAGGATTCTTTAAGATCCGCTCGTAATATGTACGGCGGCCTTTTCGCAGCAGGAGCTTCTGCTATTATGGGTATGACCTCCGCCTATCAAGTGGGGGCTAAGTTTGATTTTACAATGAGGGGGGTTGCTGCTGCCTCCTCTGCTACCAATGCGGAATTCAAGAGGATGACCGATCAGGCAAATAAGTTGGGATCAACTACTCTATTTGCCCCCCAGGATTACGGTAACACTATGCGAGAACTTGCCCTTGCTGGTTTGGATGCCCGTGAAGTAATGTCCTCAATTATTCCTGTTATGAACCTTGCTGGGGGAGCAATGGAAGATTTAAAAACCTCTTCTGAAATTGCAACTAATGCCATGTATATGTTTGGGTATAATAAATCCAAACTCCAGGACTGGACCTATGTATCAGATATACTTGCTCAAGGTGCCGTTAAATCCCAGATTAGCTTAAGAGACTTAGGAGAATCCATCAAGTATGCCGGTTCTACTGCCCAGGATATGGGGCAGACTCTGCCCGATATTACTGCCATGATCATGACATTAGGTAATGCCGGTATCAAGGGGTCTATGGCGGGTACAGCAGTTGAAAATATGTTCCGGTATATGGCTTTAGGTCTAGGGGATTTTGCTAAGACAGGTAGGGCTCAAGTATGGGAAAAAATTGGATTAGATCCTAAGGCTCTAGTAGATGTTAGGGGTAACTTAAAACCTATGCCAGATATTCTGGACGCCCTTTTCAAAGCTACTCAGAATTTTGGGGATGTGGATAAACAAAATATCTTATATGAAATATTTGGGGTAAGAGGAAAGAGGGCTGCCAGTAAATTACTGGGAGGTGCCGATGAATACAGAAAACATATTGAGGAATTAAAGAAATCCCAAGGGATAGCTGGAACCCTATATAAGAAACAAGCTGATAGTCCTTGGGGAGCGATCCAAATGATGATAGGATCTTGGAAAGCTTTAATGAATCAATTTACAGCTACTATTGCCCCTATGGTTACTCCCATACTAAAACTCTTGGCGGGAGTGATGCAGGGCCTAGCTGCCATATTAAAGATACCCCTTATGGGTTGGTTGGTAAGTGCCGGAGTAGGGTTACTAATATTAAAAACTATGTGGTGGGGGGTTAAAGCTGCTGTAACCGGTGCTGCCCTTGCTATCAATACTGTTAATACTTCTTTTGCCAGTTCTTCTGCCGCAGTAAAAATGGCAACCCTAGATCTCCTCAATTACAATAGGGCTCTAAGGGGGATTTCTACAATGGGAATGAATATGGCAGGATTAGGATCTTCAATAGGTAGAACTGCTGGGGGTACCTATTATGCCCGTACGGCTGCCGGTTCAAGGTTTATGCCCGCTGCTGAAGCCGCTGCTTTGGGTTTGGCTTTAGCCCCTGGAACTAAAGCTCCTGCTCCACCAGTAGGGGGTATGGCTGGATTAAAGGGAGTACTGTCTGGTAAGACCGGATTAGTGGGTAAAGGTATGGGGGCTTTGGGTATTGGTATGGGATTATACCAAGCTGCTACAGGCCAGTCCACTATGGATAAGGTTGCGGGAGGGGGTATGGCCTTAGGTGCTGGAATGAGTATGATACCTGGGTTAGCACCGATTGGTTGGGGCCTTATGGGACTATCTTTTGTTCTCCCATTATTAGCCTCAGCTACCAATAAAAATACCGATGCGACTAAAGAAAATACCGATGCCCAGAATGAAACCCTTTCAAGTCAGGACCGTTTAAGAATGGCTTTTTTATCAAATGTAGATAGAAATGGCCAAAGTTCTATGGTAAGGGCTTTATTTAAACATAATGTAGGTGAGAATAATGCTGTTGATTGGGTATTAAAAAATAACCTAGAAGCCTATAAACAAAACCCAAAGAGCTATGGAGATCAACCTTACTATGATTGGTCTAATAAAGATAGGGTTGATATCTATGTCCACGGGGGTATTAAGGAGGGGGTAATAGAGGCTAAATTAAATAAACAAATTAACCTGGCTTTACAATACGAATAATGGCAAAACTTAACTTCCCTAAAGGTATACCTGGATTTCCTCAACTTGTTACCAATCCCGTACTTGTTGCTCGTTATATGAAATGGGCGGGAATGACAGCTGTGGGTATGGTAAATGCTAACATCATAAAGAATAGACCCTATCAAAAGAAACCTGAAGTAAAAAGGACAGTTAATAAACTTTACCGAGATCCCCAAGATTTATCAGAAAAATCTTGGCTAAGAGATTGGGAAAATAAACAAAGGTGGCCTGATAATGCTTTAGGTACTATGGGCCAACCTCAGTCCTTGATCATTATCGATTATGAAGAATGGAAATCTTCAGGAGATCGGCCTCAGAGTTCTAAGACTTCTTATAGTTACATAACTCTTAATACCGTACCCAGCGAGTTGGAATTTACCCCTACCCCTAATTACGCCACCATTGCTTCAATAGGCCGCAATGCCCCTTTTTATCATTATACGGGATCAGAGGATACCCTGGTCTTTAAATTGGACTGGTATGCAAAAGAAGAAAATCGGGCAGATGTTATCCGTAATTGCCGTTGGTTAGCTACGCGTTCTAAATCTGAGGGGTATTATGGGGACCCCCACAGAGTGATTATTGTATGGGGGGATAGGGGATTATTTGCAACCGACACCTGGGTTATAACTAAGGCCTCTTATAAACTATCACAATTCCAACGTCATCAAGGGATGCTTCCAAATCAGGCATATCAGGAAGTTGAGTTGAAAAAAGTAATTGAGACTAATACCAATTATGGGGATCATGCGGGAATAGATTTTAATGAGGGTAAGTATTATAACCCCATGGATAAAACACAATAACATGAAGGCTTACGAACTTGTTATAATATATACTTTTGATGACGGGACCCAACTTATGTTGGAGGGAGGCTCACTTCCTAATCCTAGTGAAGCTGACACTCTTGAAGTGGTTAAGGAAGATGAATCTTTAGTGGATATTTCCTTTGCTCATTATGGTACTCATGATGACTGGGTTACCATAGGGTATTCAAATGGCATTATAGATCCCTGGTCTGATTTAGTGGGTACTACCTTAATAATTCCTGCCCTATGAGTGGTGGACGTACTACTTTAAGTGCTACCTCAAAAAAAGGTAAAAAGAAACATCTTAGAACTGCGCCTTCTACTAACCGTACTTCTTCAGCCGAAAAGTATTTAACCCCAAATCCCACCGGTATGGGGTCTCCTCTTGTATTAGTGTGGGATGGCAAAGGTAATCTACTCTTAGACCTTATGCAAACCAAAACCAATTTCTATGGGTTTGCCCTGGAAAAGTTTACCTATGAATTTAAGGAAAAAGAGGAAGATAAATGTACCATTGTATTATCCGCTACTTCGGTAGAATTACTCAATAATCTGGTTCTATTCAAGGGGCAGAAGCTTTTAGTGTCTTGGGGTTATATGGATGGTAATTTAAGACCCCCTGTAAATGTAGTGGTAATTGATACTAAAGAAACCTATGACATTAGGGGGTTTGGACTAACCATCATTTGTTCAGATAATCTTAGTTTCTTTAGCAGGGGTAAATCAACCCTAGTGGTTAAACTGGAATCATCAGTAAAAGCTATAGAAGACCTTTTAACTCCTAACACCCAAGATCTGGATAATGATATAAGTACTTTAAGGGGTTGGAAAATTTGGGAATATGGTAAAACAAAACATTTTGAGTTTGGTAGAGGATATTCTTACACTGTAGGTCAAGTTAAAAGTACTGGTAAATTTCCTACAACTTCTTCTGAGGATGCTTCTAATTACCTTTCAAGTCTACAGGCTTATTACGAAAGGAATATTCAACAAAGGGGGATAGGCCAAGTAGATTCTTTACCCTCTCATACTTGGGATAATAGTAATGTTGAGGGTGTGTTTAAACAGGGAGCTAAATCGATTTATGATATAGCCCCTACAGATTTTAATGCTGCCATTCTGGCGGGAGATTTAACCAGGTTAACTGCAACAGCTGGGTCTACCCCTACCGAATTTGGTATACCAACTGGTCCCACCTCTACCCCCACCGACTTTCCCCCCCTCCCAGATCCTCAACCCCAGATAACTGAGAAAGAAAAAGAATTAGTGGCTAAAATACCTTGGGCTCTAAGGGGCTATAATATTTCTGTAGTTGGAAAGAACGCTCAAAATATTTGCCAAAATACCTTAGATAAGGTAGCTCCCTACCCAATGCAAGTAACGGGACATGATGGTAAGGTTATTACCTATAATAAGAATCGGGCTATTAATGGGCCCTCAGTCAGAGAGTATATTTTCAAGGGGGCCCCCGGTAATCTATTGGAATTTTCCTATGATACCAAATCCCAGTATTCGGATGATACCAATGCCTTACGTAATTTTAGCATAGACCCCAAAACAGGGGCTTTAACTCAAAAAGATTTTCTCAATGATAAAAAGAAAGTTGAGGATGCCACAACCCCCACTCAATACAAACAACTTAGGTTTGATGAGTATATCCAAGATGTAGTTCAGGATGTAGCCTTAAATAACCCCCAAGATTTACCCCAACTTCCCTATGACCCCATCTTTAAGGGTAAAACAGGCAGGGATGCTTCAAACGGTAATACTACTTTTGTTGCCTACGGGGGAGAATATAATCCCAGTGAACCTTCTATGGCTCTTGCTAGGGGTAACGCCCAAGAGATAGTACTTGCCAATGATCAGATTGCTCCTAGAATACCTCACTATAGTTGCCCTACCCCCTATCTTAACGAGGTAAAGGAAACTATGGAAAACCAATTAAAGAATTTGAAACGGGGAGAACAAGAAAAAATAAAAGCTCATGCTACTATCTTAGGGGACCCCCAGATTACCTCGGGGGTAAAGGTATCTTTTAAAGGATTATCAAATCGCAGGAATGGGAGTTATTTCTTAACGGGTTGTATTCATGAAATAGACCCTTCTTCAGGATTTACTTGTAAATTTGAAATGTATTTTGTGGGGGATATTTCCCAGGCTGTAAATACAGTAGAAACAACTACCTCTAAAGGGGATATCGAAAAGAAAGCAAAAGATCTTAAGGATAAGAAAATAACCCTTAACCCCAACTACCAAGAAATTCGTAAAAGAGGTTATTATCTCAAAACTGATTTTTTAAAAGAGAATTGGGAGATAGAGGCTGAAAAGGTGGATAAAAATTGGAATGTTGAAATACCTGGTACCTTTTACGATTTGGCCTTTACAAAGAGAGATGGAACCATAAGTACTTACCGTATTAAGATACCTATTACAACAAATGGTAAAACTCAAAATCCTTTTAAGGCTTTTGGGTATGACGCTATATATGACTTATTGGGATGCCATGATGAGTTATATGTAAGGACCCATATAAAAATGGGTAGGATTGAATTAAATAAAAATTGGGAACCAACCCAGGAAATTCCTGATGCTGCTCCTAAACCCTGGTAATATGGACTTAAATGCACTAATACATAGGATTACGACTTTTGGGTTAGAGGCAGTTGGATTATACTATTCCAATTATCCGGCCTATGTTATAGAGAATGAGGATCCCCTGGGACAAGGAAGGTTATTAGTTTTATTGGGTACTATCCTGGGCCCAACTTCTAATCCCGTATGGGCATATCCAAAAGGTTCTTGGTCTGGGGATGATTGCGGAATACAAATCATCCCAGAAATAAAGGATATAGTATGGGTGGAATTTCAGAACGGTAAAGTAACTTCCCCAATATGGTCTTTTTATTTTCATCACGTTGATAAAAAACCCGAAGAATTCAAATCCCCAAAGGTATATGGGTTAAAGACCCCTGCCGGGTACCTGGTTACCATAGATGAAGCGGATGACTCAGTTCTTATCAAATCCCCCAAAGGCCCTACCGTATCTATTATTAAGGAAGTGGTAGAAATAAAAACCCCCGCCAATACGTTAACCCTCGATTCCACCGGCATTTCCATAAATGCCAATACAAACGATATCCACATCCACAATGATACCAGTAGTATCTCAATAACCGATTCTGGGGTTGAGGTAGATTGTGATAAGGTAATCACAGTAGGGGGTAAATTTGAGGTATTATATTCCTTGGTTCCCGGCGCTACCGTTATAGCCGATGTAAAAGAAATTGGGGTATCTAAAAAAGTAAAGGTAGGATAATATGAACCCAGCAATAGAATTCGCTAAAAAAACCAAAGCTAAATACGGGGTAACCTTTACCAAGAATATGGGGTTACAGGATATACTTGACAATTGGGAACGGGTACCTGATGAAATTAAGAATAAATTAGGTCCTATAGGAACCCTTATCTCAGTTTACAAAACCGCTCAGACTTTACAGCAAACTGCCCGTACCACTTATGTAGTAGCCAAGGAAGCCTATGCCACAGTTCAATCAGCAATTGAGTTAGCCTCTATCCCTGCGGGTTCTACCCAGGTAGCTCCTTTGGCTTTATCGGTAAGTACAAAGGGTTTAGAAGAAGTACAAAATACCATAATAAATAAAGCACCCCAAACTATCTTGGATACGTTGGGGGAACAAGTCTAGGGTATATATAATATGGAAGTCACAAGCGCATATTTAGGTCAGGGAATTACTTTCCCCTTCAATCTCACTAACGGTGCCATTAATTTGGATGGCTTTGAAGCGTTGATTGAATCCTCATTAAAAATGATTTGCGCTTGGGAATATGGTACACATTTCTTTAACCCTACCTTCGGGGCAAGAATATGGGAACTTCAGGGTGAACCAAATGATACAGTTTTGGCAACTCTAGTAAAAAGATTTTTATTAGATGCAATAAACTCTTGGGAGGGTAGAATAAGTCTACTAGAAGTTGCCGTAAGCAGACCAAAAGCATACAGTATTAATATTACTTGCAAGTATATAATAAATGCAACTAGTAAGGTAACTGATTATAATTTCCAATACAGCGTTTAATATGGTAATCAAAAATCCTTGGATAGGTTATTTAGATAGATCCTATAGCCAAATAAAAACCTCTATATTAACTAGGCTTAGGACTAATGCCCCAGAGGTAACAGACTTCTCTGAAAGTAATATCCTTGTGATTATTATAGGGATATTTGCGGGTATTGCTGAGATGTTAAATTACTACATCGATAATATGGCCCGTGAAGCTTTCTTATCAACGGCAAGAAAATGGGAATCTATTATAAAGATAACCCAACTTATCAACTATAGAATCAAGGCTTCAATCTCTGCTTCAGTAGATTTAACCTTTACAGCTATAGGAAGTACGGGAGAGGGTGTAGTAGTTTTAACTCCCATATCTATTCCAATGGGTACTGTGGTAACTAACTCCTCAGGGGTAAATTTTCTTACTACTAGGGTTGGGTTTATTGGGTTGGGATTATACAATGTCCGTATTCCTGCAAGACAACAGGCCTTAGTAGCAAAATATACTATTGGATCCTCTAATGGAACCTCAGGACAGATCTTTGCTTTACCCGCTTCTTATGATGATGGAACAATTTATGTAGAGGTAGCCTCTATAACTTGGGATTATAAAGAACATTTGGGATTTTCTTCTCCAACCAGTACCCACTATACCATAGAGAGATTAATAGATGGGGTTTACTATATTACCTTTGGGGATAATATAAATGGGAAGGTTCCTGATTCGGGTTCTGTTATCGCGGTTGCATACCGTACAACTTTGGGAATAAGGGGAAATCTCCCTGAGAATACATTAACTACCCTAGTCTCCACACTCACCATCCCAATTCAACCCCGCGCTATTAGTTCTATAACAGTAACTAATACCAGTAGATCAGTTGGGGGTTTACCTGTAGAAGATATTGAAAGGGTACGTAAATCCGCTCCCCTTTCCTTAAGGACTCTAGATCGGGCGGTTACTCGCCAAGATTTTCAGGATATAACTAAGTTATCCCCATCAGTAGATAAGGCGGGGGTTTTATTTAATTGCGGTAAACAGGTTAACTTATATGTATCACCTATTGGTGGTGGGGTTGCTTCTACGGCTATCCTTGCCTCAACAGAAGCCTATGTAGAAACAAGGAAGATTATAGGACTAAAAATCAAAGCCATTGCCGCTGGAGAAACTTATATTGGCCTAAATGTAATTGCAACTGCTAAGTTTAGGGTTAATACCAACCTCGTGATCACAGATATTCAAAAGGCTTTAGTGGATAAATATTCATCTGATAATAGTGATATTAATTTACCTATAAGAACCTCTGATATAATTGCTTTGATTGATAATCTTGAAAAGGTAGACTATCTGGACTCGCCAGATATTTATGCGGTACCTTATGCAAGGCCTATTAATAATGATTTACAGTTGAATTGGGAAAGATCTCCGGGACCCTCCGCTATAGGTTCAACTCCTACCTATTGGGGCTTAGTATATAGTTCGGGATCCTTTAAATTATTAAAAGGAGATGTAATAGCTGCAACTTTAACAGTGGGAGTACCCCACACCCAAGATGGTATTATAACTCTTACTATCAATGCAGTTCCTGCTGGGGTAGTAGATGGCCATCGTTGGAAATTCACAGTATACCCTATCAATCAGGATATTATTTTAGAGGATTATACAATGCCCAGAATACATCCCGAATTTAAGTATGTTAGTTTAACCGTTAACGAACAAGTCTAATGGTAGTTTTTAAGGATTGGATTTTTTCTTTATTTCCTAGATACATTTGGGAACATGATACCTTACCTGTAAACGGGAAGGGCCTGTTTCAAAGGTATATGGAAACTTTTGGAGAAGAAATAGATGAAGAAATTAAGGATTATATTACCAACTTTATTAATATCATAGATGTTACTTCCACTGAGGATAAGTACCTTGTATATCTTGCCGAATTTTTAGGAAACCCCCCAACCTTATTTTACAGTGATGTTAGGTACCGTAAATTATTAAGGTATTTAATGGATATCATAAAGTGTAAAGGTACTGTAAGAAGTTATGAGTTGATATTTGGATTACTAGGTTGTACTATTGAACTAGTTGAAATTCCCCCTTCTGTAATGAAGTATGATTGGTATGGAGAACTTGGGGAAGAGGTACCTACAACTTTGGTTGTCTATGATTCGGGTTATCGGTATGATGAAGAATGCCCATCATGCTCGGATTACTACCTTAATATAACAGATCCCGATGGGGTATTGGCGGGGGCCTTAACAAATACTATACTCTACGCTTTACTGATGAAAATTATTAAATTCGTAGAACCTATAAACATGAACCTAATCAACCTTACAATAAATGAGTTTGAGGTAACAGATGGGGATGCTTGGGTACTTACTACAGGTATCTGGGATGACAGTAAATACTGGAATGATAATAAAATCTATAGAGACACACCATAATGGCAAAAGAAATTTTAACAGGTGGGGATGGTACCACTGGGCAATCAGGTTCTGACTTCAGGGCTAGCTTAAATCGGATGTTTACCGAGTTATATAATTGGTTACATTCTCGGCAACATGCTCTTGATTCTAACACTGACCATAGTTCTGCAACCGGAGCTGATAAGGGGAAATTATTAGGAACCAATCTTTCAACAGGAGTTCCTGAATTAAGATTCTTGGCGGATACCGATATTCCTGTAGGAATTTCTCGAAAAGCTGCCCTTGATGCCCACCTTGCTGATTTAGCTAATCCCCATGCTGTAACCGCTGAACAATTGGGTTTAGTACCTGGAGAGGTATACAATTCAGGTGCGGGAGTAAGTATTGATGAATCCAATGGTATTTATCTTGATCCAAGTACCCTACCCATAGTAACCGCAATCGATGATTCTGATTCAGTATTTGTATCGGCTACAGAAGGGCCTAGTATGATTACTATGGCTAATTTTAAACTCCTTTTGGTAGATGAAGTAGCAAATGGATTAGTAAGGTATGCCCAAGAAATTGATGCAGCAGGTATAGCCTTTGAGGTTATGGCTACCGCTTCCGGTATAACTTATTCTCTTACTGAGGGGAATACACTTGAAATAAGGATTCCAGCAGGAGTGGTATTAAGCTCTGTTAAATTACGGTTTACAGGATACTCAACCTTAGTAGTTAAATTGGGAATAACAGATATGGGTAATTCTTCCAGTACTGATAGGTGGATGCCTATTGTACAGGCTTGGAATGAGACCACTCATCAACAATTACCAGCTATCACTACCCAACCCCATTCTACTCTATTTGATACCTTTACAATTTCGGGTCTTATTAATACCGCTACTAACCTTATAAGGATGAATTTCTAATGGGTGAATTCAGGGCTAGATTTGATGTCAGTCATATAAATGATATTACCACTGGGCTATGGGAACTTGGTGGTAATATCGTTGATACAACCGGCTCTTTTACGGCTATGGATGTATCTGTTGGCGATTTGATTATAGCTAGGGGATGGGATAGCTTAGGGGATGTAGTATTTGACAGATTACAGATTACAGAAATAATAGGTAGAGATCTTAATTACCTATTAGTTCAGGTAATTAATGATAAGGCTGGGGATTTACTTACCGCAGCGGGTAGGCCTATGGGGGGCTCTCTTCCAATAGGATCTCATTTATGGTTTAACACTTTTATTAATAAGGCTTCCTCTTATCAAGCCCAATTTGATCCCGACTATGATGCGGGGATTGACATGCTCAATCTCCAGGAGCTTCAACATAAATTTGAACGTTTTTACCTGATTGACAATATAAGTAGTGGGATTATTTTAGCTACCCCCAATCATCCGGGTCTTCCTAATCCCCAATTTTATAAATTAATTGGAGATACCTATAAAGCCTCTCAATTAGAATATACCATTAATTTGGCCGGGGATATTTCCTGGACAAGTATTAATCCTATTACAGGTTACTTAGTAATATCGTAATTTATGGCCTACTATTTTGATACACATTTAGACTTACAGGGGGCCGCCCAACTATTAAATGCAGTCCTTGAGAAAGAGGCCGATACTACTGGAATTATAGTAGAAGCCCAGATTGGATATAATACTACCTCTAAAAAAATCCAATACCATAATGGAGTTAGTGTTCTGGAATTGTCTTCGCTTACGGGATTAGAAATCCTTACAAATAAAACCTTAACTTCCCCGGTTATTAATATTGGGGTATCGGGTACAGCCATTAATCAATCCCTAGCCGCAGGAGGATTTGGGGTACGGGCAGTAGCCTCAGCTTCGGATACTCTACTTGCAACAGAAAAAGCAGTAAGTGAAGCTATCTTAGCCTCATTTCTATCACAGGATGCAATGAGGTATATGGGGGCTACGGATTGCTCAACCAACCCCAACTACCCAGCTGCAAATAAAGGAGATACTTACAAGGTATCAGTAGCAGGTAAGATAGGGGGTTCTAGTGGGGTGAATGTAGATGGAGGGGATTTCTTTATATGTAATACTGATTCTACCTCTAGCGGTAACCAAGCTACTGTAGGAACCTATTGGGATATCATACAAAGTAATATAGATATACTTGCCACAACCAAAGGGGGTACAGGATCGAATATCGCTGTAGTTCAGGGAGACCTTATCTATGGTAGTGGGTCTGGAATTATGGCAAGATTGGGTTTGGGAACCTCGGGATGGTATTTAACCGCCGGGACCTCTGCCCCTGTATGGGCAGCTTTGCCTTCAACTATGCCGCCTTCAGCCCATAACCTTATTGATACTACTGGCCATACTGCTTCGGGTCTTACTACCGGGCATTTCTTAAAGGCTACAGGAGCCACAACCTATGGATTTGCAGCGCATGGATTAACTTATAGTGATGTAGGTGC